CTGCAGCGTTCACCTGTTATCCAGCTCCAACGGGAGCCTCCTAATTGATCCAAAACCGGTAAAAAATGCCGGAAAACCACAAAAAACGCCGATTGGTCGATAAAAACCAGCATTTCGCCACAAAAGCCTCGACATTGGCATGCAAAACCCCTTTGGAATCCCCAAGACGGAAGTAGCTCACAACAAGTCCTCAAGCTCTCTGGTTGCCTTTTCCAGTTCGCTTGATGAGTACAGCTTGGCGATCTTCCATGCTGCTTTCCTCAGCTTATCAGCAATGCGACGAGCATCGTCACGCTCCTGCTCCAGTCTACGCGCCACCTCAAGTGACACGACGTAAACCTCAGGCCTTGGGTCAATACCAGTGGCCCAGTCCTGCCAGACTTTGGTGACAAGCTGGCGATTAGCATCTGACTCCGGCGTTGTGCTGATGTTCTTGTGTTTCATTGCTCAAGTTCCTTTTCGAGTTTCTTGATCGCTTCTTCAATATCGCTGGCTGCACGAGCGGCAACCTCATGCATTTCCTTGTGCGCATCACGCTCGCTGGTCAGCAGAATGTGATGCAGCCGCATGCGTCGCAGTGTGTTTTCCAGCTCCCATTTGTCGCTCACTTGGTTTCCTTTCTCGCTGCCTTCCATGCTTCAAACGCCACTTCGCGGATAAACGTGGTATTGCACGCCCTGGTATCAGCCCACTCTCTCCACCACTTCCCGAACTCTATGCGCTGATCCACGATTCGGTCTAGACGTTGTTGTGTCTCCTGCTCGTTGCTGTTGATTGCTGCGTTCATTCCGGCCTTTCGCGTTCGATGTAAGTTGTGAGGTTTGGGACCAACGGAATCGGCTGACCGTTGGGTCCGGTGATCTTTGATCGAGTGACAAACTTCCTGCGTGTTTTGGTAAACCAAAGCGGGACGGTGTGCTCGTCGCCTGCCCATCTCGCCTTCTGCTGATAGCAAATTGAGTCTGGCGTGGTCATGTCATCCATGTCGGTAAGCTCTCCTGACTCGCGCTTTCGTTCCTTGGCTTTGTTGCGCCATACCGACAGCACATTGTCCGCGCCATTGGTAATGTCCCCGGATCCGCTGATGTCCATCTTGCCAGCCGGAACCGTCTCGTCCTTCTGTTTGCGCGGGTGACATACCAGGTGGATGTGGATCTGGTGCTCTTCCGCAAATGCCTTCAGGTCATTGATCGCCATGCGCTGCGCGTCGTAATCATCAACGCCGACATCCAACTTCATCAGGCTATCGACGATCACCATCTTGACTCCGTACCGTGCCACGGAGTAGGCCATAAGCTCGGTCAGCTTGGACCGCTGCATGGTGCCGAGGACGTTGAAGATCCAGATGCGGCCAACCAGTGATTCAAGCACGGCCTCAACACGAGGCTTTGTCAGGTGCTCGACCTTCCACTTGGGATCTGAGCAGAGTTTGACCGACTGCGCGAGCAACTTTCGGGCAGGCATTTCCATTGATGCCACGGCCACCGGCAGACCGGCTGCGCACGCTTCAAGCGCGACCTGAAACAACAACGTGCTTTTGCCGTGTCCGTTGATGCCGGTCCAGATGGTCAGCTCGCCTCGATCCAGCGCGATCTTTCCTCCCAGCGTATCCGGCATGAATGCCTTGGGCGCATTTGGATCAGGGAATAGCTCATCCATCACCTGATCCTGCACGTCCTTCGGCGAAATGATCTCAGCAGGTTTGAACGTCCCAGCCGAATCCAGAGCGGACCGGAAGTAGTCTAGACCCTGCCCTGCCTGCAAAGCCTCATTGGCGTCCTTGTGGCCTTCAAGGCGCACGTCAAAGCACCGATGGACTCCGAGACGCTTGGCAACCTTTGCCACTGCATCGCGCCCAGGCTTGTCGCCGTCGTAAGACAGGTAGATGCGGTCGAATCGCTCAAGGTTTGGCCATTCGTACTCAATCCACTTTTCCACGTCCCCAGTGCCATTCGGGACGCTCAGGGCGTTCCATCCAAACCCCGCCCATGTCATGGCGTCGATTTGCCCTTCGGTGATGATGCAGTAGCGGGAATCCGGCGGCATTGCCTGCCACCCAAACAAGCACGGCGCACATCCCTCCTCCTGCCGGATCTTCTTTTTGCCGTCTGGTGTCCGGTCCAACCCGATGTACTTGACCGATACCAATTCACCCTCCGGTGACATGCTCGGAAACACGATGTCCCGACCAGCACCGTAGACCCCAAACCGATGACAGGTGCCTGATGCAATTTTCCTTTGGCCCTCAAGATAGGCAATGGCGTCGTCTTCAGGAATGCCCCGCGCCGCGCTCTGGATGGCCCGTGGCGGCGTTTTTGTCGGCTTTCTGTACTTCTTAGCCGGAACGACGTTTTCAGGGTCTACAATGCCGAGGAAGGTTTTGGCGTGCTTTATCGCCTCTCCCATCCCGCACGACCGGGTTTCGCGGATCAGGTCGAGCAGGTCGCCTTTCACGTCGCCTGCAAAGTCCGCCCAGAGGCCGGCCTTGTCGCCGGTCACGCGGATCTTGCACGAATCCCCAGCCTCGCCACCGGTAGATCCGACGCACCACTCGCCGGACCTGAGCTTGCCATTCGGAAGCAACCATCGGCAGACGCTTTCGGCGCGGTCAGCCAGGCGGGACGCGATCTCGCTAGCAGTGATGGTTTTCAATCGACCTCCCATGGTCTCTTGATCGCGACAGGCTCGGCGTAGGCTGCCCGCAGTTGGGCGGCCATCCACTCGTCATGCGCGGTCGTTGCGGTTGAGAGCGTGCCCCAGTGCTTGGCCAGCGCGGTTGTCGTAAGCTGCCAGTCAGGATGCGCTTTGCGGTAGGCGTCGGCTTTCTGGCGCAACACGTCCACGGTCACATTCGGGGCCACTTGGCGGATATCTGCCAAAGCGGATGCAGCTTGGCCCCATCCGGCCTTGGTCGTCTGATTCGGATCCCCTCCACAAGCCGACACTAGTGCGTCGAGGATTTCGTTCCGTGGCCTTTGAATCTTGGACTTCTTCTCCCTGACCGGCTCGCCGGAAATACAATCTTCTCTATCTTCTCTTCTCTTCTCTTCTCTATCGGATACCCGGTCGGTTTGCGGTGGGTTAACCGGTGGGTTTCCGCTGGATTTCTGTGGCTCAATGTTTACGGCCTTTGGACGCCCTCCAAGCTTACCGTTGGCCCATGCTGAAATCAGTGACGCATTGGTTTCAGCCCAGCCGTGAACCACCACGTTTCCACCGTCGATTTCAAGGAAGGTTTTGCCCATGGCTTCCCACAGGGTTAACCCGTCGGTTTCCCATCGGCATACCGAAGCCAAAACGTCAGGATTCCAGTCGGTAAACCGGTCGGTTTTCCGCTGCTGGCAATGCGCCCACAGTCGGAGCACGTAAATCGGTGCCCGTTCGTCCTTCAGAAGACGGACAAGCATCCGCGTCTTCCAATGGTCGAGAAAGTCTGGTTCAACGATCATCTGCAGCCCTCCAGTAGGTGTTTGGCGACGACGTGCAGTCTTCTACCTGGCACCAGTCGCAGGGCTTTGGCCAGCGTCAGCTTCAGCGTGTATTCGTTGGCGTGCCATTCCTTGTGGCATCGCTCGCAGAGAACCACGACAGCTTCGGGCGGGTACTGCCACGGGTTGCGGTCGCGTTCGTAAAACATGTGATGGATATGGAGGAACGACTTGTCTGAACAGCAGTGTTCGCACCTCCAATTTGCGGCCTCCAATCGCTCACACCGGAACCGCTGCCACTTCGGATCTTTCAGTTTGTCTGAGTATGTCATGAAATCAGAAACCCAACCGCGCCAGAGGATGGAAGAGCACGCCAAAGCTGAACGCGCTGAGACCTCTGACGGGTTGGGGAAATTCTGGTGTCATTTGCTTTGTTGATGTTGCCGACGCTCAGCTTCCACACCTCGCGTCAACGGCTTCTCTCTAGCGATTCTTCTGAGACTGACCAGTGGTTTGTTTTGGGTTTCTTTTACCGCGCTTTCCTTGCCAACCTCACAGGCTTATTCACCGCCCACTGGATCGCCGTCTTGCCTGCTCCCGTGGCCTTCGTGATCTCCCGGTAGGTCGCCCCCCGGTCTCGCAGTTGCCGGATGATTGCTCGCTTCTGATCGGCCTCGTTGCGCGTCGCCTTCGTAATGTCCGTCACGATCACCTGAACCGCCGTGTAGGAGCGCCCCATCTTCTCCGCGATCTCCTTGTTGAGCATCCCGGACATCTTCAGGCGTCGCATCTCATGCACCTCTGCTGGCGTGATCGTGGACGCCTTGGGCTTGCCCTTGAGCGGATGCAGCTTTGCAGGCTCCTGCGGTTTGACCTCTGGCAGCGGCTGCGCCCATCGCGTAACGCGGCGGATGTACTCTTGCGATGGCAGATCAAATGTCTTCACACGATGTCCTTTCGTTTGGTCGGCATCTTAAGCAAACCGGACCTCACTGCGGCGGCCGCGATGGCTGCCGCGTTGTGGTAGATCTCGCGGTTGTTAGCGGCTTCCAATGCTTCATTGCGACTGATCTTCATCGGCTTTTGGTAGTACCGCTGGTACACCTTTTCCGCCTGGCTTTCGCGGATCGGCACGAACTTAAGATTCGGGTGTGTAATGCGTGTTCTCATAGGTCAAAACAATGCCAGCTGGCTCGTTGCGTTTTGTAGATTCGCCACCGCCTGATTCACGTAACTTTCCTTCAACTCCGACCCAATGAATCGCCTTCCAAGTTTGACGGCTCCGTATCCCTCGGAGCCGATACCGGTAAACGGACTGTAAACCAGATCCCCAGGGTTACTCCACAGCTCAACGGCCCGTTCGATTACGTCCAGTTGAAGCGGGCAGATGTGCCTTTCGTCGCGGTGGTCCCTTGCGCCCTCGCCGTTCAAAACTCGGCTTTGATCCACCGTCATCCATACAGGGCTTGCAACCTCCTGCCACCAGTCGACCGGGTACTTGGATCGGTCCTTTGTGACCGGTTCTTCGCATTTTCCAGGAGCGCGGAACACGAGTAGGTAGTCCGGCACTCCTACCCGTGAATCCGACGAGTCGGCGCAGAGTGTCTTGTAGAGCAGGCCGTGCGCCTTGGTCCGCTGCATTTCCGTGACCGGGCTCTTCCAGATCGTGATTCGGGAATGGAACAAAAAGCCGTGAAGCCAGAAAGCTCTCACGATCGCGCCTGAGAAGTCCTGAAGCTCGATGCGCCCATGCTTCCACTTGGTAGAGATCAGGTCGACGCAGTGAACGCACACCTCGCGACCTGGCTTCATGATCCGGGCGATCTCGGCGATCAGGAAATCGAACTGCTTCATAAACTCGTCCATGCTCTCGCAGTTGCCCATGTCCTGAAGGTCTGACGAGTATGTGAACAGGTCCGCGAATGGAGGCGAAAAAACCGCCATCCCGATGGACGCATCAGGGATTGTTTTTGCCACCCTGACGCAATCCCCGTGGTGAACCTCCCACCCGTCACCTTTGTATACGTCGATGTCCGTCTTTTCTGGAGCGTCCTTGCTCTTGATCAATCTGAGTTCCAAAGCTGCATTTTTCATGTTCTTTTGCATATCCGCGTGTTGCTTCATCTTGGTCTGAATGGCTCGAAGAATTGCGCCCTCGGTCCTCGCTTGGACGATGTATGCGTTTACCTCCCGCTTCTGGCCGAACCGATATGTTCTCCTAAGCGCTTGGTAAAAGTCCTCAAATGAGTAGGACAGGCCGACGAAGGCGACGTTCTTGCAGTGCTGCCAGTTGAGTCCGAAGCCTGCGATTGATGGCTTGGTGATAATTACGCGAGCGGATCCAACTAGGAACTCCGACAATGCTGATCGCTTGGCCTTTGCGGTGTCCGATCCGCGCACTTCGACAGCGGCCGGAATTTTTGCAGCCAAGGCGTCCGCCTCGTCGTTGGTGTTGCACCATACAACCCACTGCTCGACGGATCCGTTGACCATTTCCGCAACCGCTGACGCCCTTGCGTCCGAAGTGAGGCGCATTTCCCGGTGCATGGTTGTCGCGGAGAGCGTGGCGATTCGGAACAGGTCTTCCCCTCTGTCTTTACCCTCGTCCACGTCAACCATGACTGTCTCAAGATTGAGATTTGGAAGGTCGTATCCGTCGTCACTAAATCCAATGTCCGAAGGCTTCGCGATGCACGCCGCCCACGAGGCGAGCCACTTCCAAAACTCCGACTCGGCATGCTTTTTCAGCCTCCAATCCCCGGTGTTGAACGTGTCGTTGATGAAGAACGTGCAAAGCATCTGCGCAGGCGTGCACACCCCAAGGAACTCAGCGTGCTGGCCTAACTCCGTGTAGTCGTTCGGCGACGGCGTAGCCGTGCAGCAAAGCCGATATGGAGTTGATGAGAAGCGGTGAGTTAATTGCCTGCGCGTCTTCCCGGTGAATGATTTCAGGATGCTGGATTCGTCCAGGACAACCCCGGCAAACTCGTGGCTAGAGAAGGCGTCGAGCTTCTCGTAGTTGGTCACGTAGACTCCAGCGGTCAGGATCTCGTCCTCAGACTCAACCAAGAGGCACGGCACGCCAAACTTGGAAGCTTCTGAAACGGTCTGCTCCGCGACTGCGAGAGGCGTGAGGATCAGAACCGACTTGCCCGTCTTCCTGAACACCTGACTTGCCCATTCAAGCTGCTGCGCAGTTTTCCCAAGGCCGCAATCCTCGAACAGCGCAGCGCGACCGAGCCGAACCGCCCATGTGACGATCACTTTCTGCCAGTCAAACAGCGGAACGATAAACGGATCCGGATCAAATCCGCACGGCTTGTGTGTTTTGCGTTTAGTATCAATGAATTGATCGTAGCTCATAGGTCAGAATGGCACGTCGTCTGAAGTGTCCGGCGCTTGTCTCGCAGGCTTTGCGGAAGCTTGCGGAGCGGGTGCCGAGCTTCTGGAGGGATGGTCGTCCTTGCGGTCAATGAACTCAAAAGCAGCAACCTCGACGATGATCTTCTGGCGCTTCTGGCCGTCCTTTTCCCACTTCTCGGTTCGAAGCTTACCCTCAATGTAGATCCTCGATCCCTTCCTGAAATACTTGGCAATGACCTCAGCCTGCTTGCTCCACGACCGGCACTCGATGAACTCCGTGTGCTCTTTCTGTTCTCCGGTTTCGCTCTTCCATCGCTCAGTGGTCGCGACGGTGAAGTTGATCACGCTCTTGCCCGCAGTCGTGTGATTGAGTTCCGGGTCGCGGGTCACATTTCCCGCGATGATGCATTTGTTGATGTTCATAACTACTTCTTGGTTTTACCGGCTTTTCTTCTGTTGCGTCCGCTCATCCTATCCATCACGGCAATCTCCTCGTGCTGACCGTGACGCTCAAGAAACTTGCGGAACGCCTGGTTGAATTTCATGCGGTCAATTGCCCCGATTTCCTTAACGGCAAACTCCTGAATTTTGATGGTGTCGTTCATTCTAGATCCTCCGTGATTCTGATCTCACATCCCGTGTTCACGGTGGCATACCGCTTCCGCAGCCGCCCATCCGTTACCTGCGAATCATCGTGCCAGATCCCGGCGGACGTGAGTGCGTCGAGAACCGCCTTCTCCAAGTTGTCCCGATCCGGCTTCCCGGTAGGCCGCGTTGGAGCCGATCCCTTCAACACGTTGGCGTTCTTGCCGCTCCCGTAGTGAGCCTTGGGCCTCGGCAGATAGAACGTCAGATCACACCGCACCGGGATGCCCGCGGGGAACAGTCCAGCATTCCCGCGCACCGCATGGATCACGCAAGCCTTCCATTCGTTGCTGGTGCCGGGATCGTACATCCGCGCACGCCCACCAAAGGACGTGGCGCGAGGTCTTGGTTGGCCAACGGGCAGCCCAGGGACAAAGACGGATAGGGATTTCACTGATCTCCTTTCGCGGCCTCTCGGCATCGCATGGATCGTTCCCAGCCATCGATCTGACACCACGTCGTCCCGCACTCATAGTCCGCAAACGAGGCGGCGATGGTCGCGACGCAGGCTCCGCAGAACTCGCAGGTCTTGCTCATCGTCCGTCCTTGTCCTTGTCAGAGTCCTTGTCGTCCTCACAGCGTCCATCAAACGTGTAGGCCACAGTAGCCACCGCGCTCGCTGCCGTGCGCCACGCCAACGAGTAATCACCCGGACCGCTGTACCACGTCCGCGCACTGGCCTGCGTAACCACCGGCACCGTGCCAGCACCAATCCACGCGGACAGATTGCGATTGGTGGATGCCGTACCTGCCAGCACCACCGGGAAGCTGACCAGATTCGTCGCGTTGGATACCGCCACTCCGGTGTACGTCCCAACCACAACGCTCGATGCCACCAATCCGCCAGCCGACACAGACGCCGCGTTGGTCACCGCCAACTCATACGCGGGCTGCCGGATCACCCGGCTGAATACCACCCGCGCCAACGCATCGCTCGACCCATCCACCGTCACCTGGACGGAGCGCAGCTTGCCGAGTCGCCCATCAAACTGCGGGACCCGATTCGTTACCGACCAATCCGTCAGCGTTGGGTTGATCGTCACGGTGTGAACCACCGTCGCGGCCTGCGTTGAGTAGGCCACCATCATTGCCATCAGTGTTCTCATGTTCATTTGGTTTGTGTTGTTGAAATCCGTTTCGCCATCCGAACCAGCTCTTCGGGAATGCACTTCCCTCCACTAGCATGTTGGTGCGCCTTCTTGTGGTGCAGATAGTCGCAGCACGGAACCACGCACTCCAATGCCGCCTTCATGAGCTTCAGCCTACGCACCGCTTCCTTCACATCATCCGTGCCAAGCAGCGCAACGAACTCCTCCCGCAGCTTCCAGTTCTGGGCCGCCTGCTGACGTGCGCTGTCTCGCTCGGCGATGAGTAGTCGGATCCGCTCTTGGGCCTCCTCAATGCTCATCGTGTTGTTCATCGCTTACCCTTTCTGTGCTTCTGTTCCCACCGCCGGACAGCCCGCCATAACGGATGCTTCTCCCCAGGCCATGCACTCATGCTCATCGGCTCACCGTCTTTGCGGAGCAGGCCAAACATCCCGTGGATGTACTCCCAACGCCACACCCGCCCTCGGATGCGGGTCTGACCACCCTCGTCGGGGAAAGTGAGAATGCAGGGATTTCCAGCGATCTCGGTGCGGATGGTCATGGGTTTGACTCCTTGGCTGCGATCCATGCGTCGATCGAGTCCATGCTCCGCTTCCGGCTCGCGTCGTCATCAAACATGGTTGGCCACGCCTCATCCTTGAGCGCATCGCCCGCCTTCTCCAGCCTGTTGATCCGATCCATATAGTATTTCCGATCACCATCGTACTTGTCCCACAAGGCTCTTAGACGGCTCTCAAGCTCAATGACGTGCTTTCGCGAATCAGCAAGATCAGACGATAGCTTCAAGCACGTCTGCTCCCATGTTGGAGGAGGCGTTCCTCGCATCATTTCAATTTGCGCCTTCAATCGCTCGTTCTCTTTAGACATATCTCCGACAGACTTGCAGAAACGCTCGTATGCTTCGTTTTGCGGGTTCACAGCTTCGCCTCCTTTCCGCCAATCTTCGCGTCATCCCAACCCTGCAACGCGTTGTCCATCTCCGTCGTCCTCATGCAAATACTCGCAGGATCCAAGAGCACGTACATCCGATTGCCCGCCTCCTCCAACTTCCTCGCGTACTCTTCCAGCTCCTCAACTCGTCGATTCGCGTCCTGCAGCTCGCGCTCAAGTTGGCATGCCACCCCGGCCACGACAGTTTCGTTTCCCGTTGGAACTTGGCCGGTGACACGGAAAATCGCGCACCTAACACGCGGTGTAAGTCCGTCGCTCATGGCTTGGCCTCCTTGGCTTGGTTCCAAACATCAACCGCATCCGGGTCCGCGCAGTACCAGTGCATCAAATCCCCCGCCTCCTCCAGCCGCTCCGCGTAGGCTTTCCACTTTTCCACGATGACCAACATGCCGTTCCGCTCGCGCATTCCGGCCGCGTTGCGCTCGGCTTTCAGCGTTTCAAGCTGGGCGCGGAGTTGGTCGCGTTCTTTCTTCACGCATTCCTTCAGCAGGCCAATCTCCAACACCAAGCAATCCCTGCTTCGATACACATCGCTCACACTCCCGCACCGCCACTCGACAGGGCAGTCATAACGCAAACTGGATCCGCAATAGGGACAGTTGTTCATCGCTTTGCCTCCTTGGCTTGGTTCCAAACCTCCAACGCGTCACTTTCTCGACCGTGAGACGCCTCGTGAATCGCTGCATCCCCCGCCTTCTCCAGCCGCCTCACATGTTCCTTCAGCAGGCCAATCTCATTCCCCATGCACTCCTTGCTCCTATACACACTCCCAACACTCCCACACCAAAACTCCACAGGGTTATCAGTTCGCACATTCATCCCGCAATAGCCACACTTGTTCACAACTTCACCCCTTTCCCATTCAACTCCTTAATCCGCCCATCTCGGTAGGTCACAACATGCTTTCCACCACAGTCCACCACCACATCGCACAACGTCGCACGTTGGCTGAATTCCCACGCAATCTTCATCACCTCATCCTTGCTCTTCCTATAACCCCTCAACGCCACACGCCAACCCGTAACCTCCTCCTTAACTGATACCGTATAGGTTTTCATTCCTCACCCCTCCACTTTCCAACCGTCCGCAGAAACGCCTCGGCGCGTTGGGGAGCGGTGGCGTGTGCGAGCGGAACATCCCCGTAAACAATATTGCAAAGCTGCATAGTCATTTCCCAAAGGTCTTTCTTGGTCAGCACCTTCTCCGCCTCATGCATCGCGTTCAGGTCGCCGCAGTAGTTGGGGATCTGCACGGGATGCCATTCGTGTTGTCCGGGCGGTATCCAACACATGGTTGCTCCGGCTTTGTTTTGCTCGGGAACATGGCTTTGACACCTCCACCCCAAGTGCTCCGCAATCGCTCTGTTGATTTCCTCGTCGCTCATAGTCCACTCACTCCAGCAGGCCAATCAAATTAAAATCCCGCCGCCTCGCCGGTCCTTGAGTTCGGATCAGCGGCAGGAACCTCCCACTCAGGAGGAAAGTTTTACCAGCGACGGTGCGGTCGCTTTGGTTTCTGTGCATCCAGCAAGGATCGACTCTAGGCGAGCATCGAGCGCCTTACCCTTCTCTCGGGTCGCGGCCTTCACCGCATCCTTGAGCTTGCCATTGGCGATTGAGACGCAACCCATGAACGCCTCGGAATTTACTCCTAGCGCAGCGGTGCGGTTGAAGACGGTCGTCGCATCCGTGATCGTCTCACGCTCGCTTCCGGGTTTGAGCGTCCACCCAGGCACAACGTCGCCGGATTCCAACCGTCGCTTCGCCTCAGCCTTGCAGGCATCGATGACGCGAGTCGCGAAGTCTGCGCGCTCAAGAAACTCAGCCAGCGTCTGCGAGGTCAGCGTTGCCGCAATCGCGTCCGCCGTCGTTCCTGCAGGCATGGCCGCGACCGGCAGCGCCACCGAGGCTTCCCTAGCCTCAACGCAATAGGGCTTGGCCTTGCAGTATTTGCAGGCGTCTGCAGACGGAATCCTCGGCGCATTTGGCGCGTTTATGCGGTCGACAATCCGACCGATCTCAAACCGCGCCACGATTAGGTCTTCAAACGAGTACTCGCAAATCGTCGGAGCACCTGCCAGCGGCTGGACAATCGCAACCGTCACCTTGGTCAACCCGTGATGAATACCGACCAGCACGGCCAGCGCACGGAGCTGCAGGTTGCCCTCGGCGCTCGTCACCTCGCCACGACCGGTCTTGTAGTCGATCACCACTCCGTCACCCGACAGACTGTCAATGGCCACCACGTCGGGCTTGCCAGACCAGTCCTGAGCCATCCAATACCGATGCTCGCGGACAATCTCGTCTCGGTACGGCAGTACGGTGTTGAGGATTGTCTCCTCTTGCTCGCGGCACCGCAGCGCGAGGTCTACCTCGTCCGAGGTAAGCGGCACGGTCATAGTCTCACCAGCCAGCCATGCGTGGATGCGGTTGCCGGTCGCAGCGTCGTCCGAGGTCTGATCCGGGATGCCCTGCTCGGCCTGCCATGAGCCAGGGCAGAGTTGGTACCGCTCCATTGACGAAGCGGAAGGCTTGTTGTTGCGCTCGTCACTCATGGTTGCCTCTCATTCTTGCGGCGTGCATGGCTTTGACTTGCTCTACGGCCAACCGGTCCTCTTCCCGGAGCGGATCGAGCGGAAGGCTGGGTTGATTTGGGTCATCCATGCTGGCAGTCACCGTGAATTTGCGTCGGACGTTCACCGGCATGGATACAACGACGGCGGATCCGTCGAGGTCCCACTTCGCGGTGATGGCCAGCGACAGCACAGCCTTGCCATCCCCTTCGTTCTCCTGCACCTCCTCCATGATTGCGTTAATGGCCTCGGTAATGTTGTCCCGCGCATCGTCGATCAGGATCGGCACCTGCGCGCAGATAACGCGTTTCAGTTCGTCGATGCGGTCTTGAGCGTTCATTCCGTTACCTCCACTCCGCAGGGGAGCCAAGTTTTGCCGTTGTCGAGTGAGTGTTCAGCGTTCTCAAGACAATATTCTACGTCACCCTTCCAACCCTGGCCCGCATAGACCTCCTTTAGTGCCGTACTGAAGGCCACAATCATGTGGATGACATGCCCTCCCTTTGTCCGGAGCAATGCACCGAACGGCACCTCCTCCGCAGTCCACGGACGCCACTTCTTCGCAGTCGGTTCGGGGGCGAGGCGGAATGTGTATGTTCCATATGGTTTTCCAAACACATCTGCACTCCAAGTGCCGTCACGAGTGCCGACGGTCGAAATCAAACCACCTATTCCGCTTTCGACTGCTGTCGCACGAACTTTTTTCCCCTGCGCCCACGCGAGGGCAGCCTCCTGTACGGTGAGTTCGCTCACTTCCCACCTCCTTCGACCCACTTCTTAGCCTTGGACACGATCGGACCCAAATTGTCCGCGATGCGCCCAACCAGAGCCTCGTCGAGTTCGGCAAACGAGTCGGCAGCGACGTCGATCTTGCGGACCTCAACCATCCACTGGCGGAACAAATGAAAACTCACCCCAACCTCAATAAAAGCCTCGGCGATTGCCTGACGGCGCATATCCAGATCGGACGGCTGGGCGGTTTCCTGCGCGACCTCTGCAACCGGTGCGGGTTCGGGTGCAACCTCAGGTTCCGGCGCCGGGGCGGCAAACATCGGAGGCGTGACGTTCCTCGCCGTAGCCACCGGATCGTCCTGGACCTCCTCAACGGTGCGAAGGCCTCGGAGCGCGTCCCCGAATTGATCGCGCAGCGCAAACGACCGCGCCCTGTGCTTCAGCATCCGCGCAGGATACTGGCTCCACGGACCCGCCTTGCCCCACAGATTGGCGCGCTTGGCGTCGGACACGGAGAACGCAGTCTCGGCAGGCTCGTAGCCTTGGCGCTGGACGCGGCACACGGCAGCGGTTTCGTCGCTAAATGCCATCGGGTTGCGCGTGAGTCGCTTGCCCTTCTCCTCGTACCACTCCTCAAACAGCGCCAGTTCTCCAGTGCTGCGGACAACCGCAAGCTGGGCGTCGCCCCAGATCGCAGGACGACCGTTGATGACCGCGATGTTTTGGAGTGCTGCCATCATCGGTAAGCCAACCTCCAGCCCCATCTCCAGCGCGACGAAGATCGCTTCTGGCGTTTCGATCCCTTTTGGCGCGAGACCTGACTTGGACACCGCAGTGGCGAACCTGTACAGGTCATCCATGCTGGACGGTGCAATGCCTCGGTTGCCGATTGGAACGATCTGCTTGGTCGGCGGCTGCTGCGTTGTTAGTGCGTTTGTGCTCATGGTTACTTGATCCGTGTGATTTTCAGCCACTTACGCAGGCTGTTTCGGCGCGTGTTGCGCTTTTTCTCAAATAGAGTGCCCAGCGTCAGGCACCCGAAAATAAAGAGCAGCGTGCAAATGGCTGCGATATGGGCGGGGGGATTCATCGCTTCGACTCCAGTTCGGCGCGTAGGCGCATGTTTTCGTCGTACAGGCGTTTGGCCTCGTTCTTCATAGCCGCCAGCTTGCAAGCCAAGTCCTCGGCCCTGCGAATGGCGCACCACTGCGCCCAGATTGAAACTCCTGCCAGAACGGACAGCAGGATCACTGCTAAGGTGTTGCTCATGGTGCTGATGAATCGGTGTTTGGGTTACACGTCAAAATCGATGGTGATACCCTTATCAAAATTTCGGAAAACCTTGGGAGCCTTTGAAAGGATGCAGGAAAGTTCCCGCTCAAGTGCGCGCTTTGTGTTCAACCGATAAGTGGCACCGTCGGCAATCACACAATACCGAAAACCCATGCGCTCTTTAGCAGGTGATTCTGCCACGCCAGCCAGCAATTCGTCAGCGGTCCACTTTTTGGATTCGCTTTGAGTGATTTCGTAGCTCGTAGACATATTCTCGTCAGTAGTGGTTTCGCTTTCGACATGCGCAGTAGGCCACGCATTTTGCGCGGACGCAACCGCTATTTTTGCATCGGCGCAAATTTCTTTTCGGCACAAATCAACGCTTGGTACGTGCTGACGCTCGGAGTCTGCCCGCGCTCAAGGATTCGCCAAAGCGTGGTGTGGCTCACGTCCGCAGCGCTTGCCCAGTCCTGGATGCTCACATCCTGTTTCGCCAACCGATCGCGGATTGCGCGCAACTCGCGCTTGAAATCATGCATGGGCGGACCATGCAGACCGGATTGCGCGGACGCAAGATTGGAGTTGCGCGGGTGCAATTGGGTGGGATCATTCCCCGTCCGCAAATTGCCCGAGTCAAGGCGTCGATCCTGCGTTGTGTACCGCACCTGGGACGCCAGCTAAAAGATGATGGAGGCTTCACGGCGGATGATCCCGAAACAAATTTCGGGATGATCCCCTTAAGACCTTCTAGAAACCGGACACTCCTGCGGATGCTCCCACGGTCGGATCCTGTGACCGCCACGCGGGCATCCGTTGCGTGGATGGCAGCACCTGGACACGGATGCCTGGAACCATTCGCACGCTCCGCACATCTCGCGGGACGGGCCGATCACTCGACGGGTTGCGGTTACGGCTACTCCCTGCGGCATGCGGACGCGGCCTGTAACGCGGAAGGTCATGCAGGGGCCCAACCGTCTGCCGGGTTCTGAATGCGCATCTTCAGGTCCTCATCGGTTGGGTTTTCAAGCCGCAGCCTGAGAGCTTCGGAATTGGGCAGGAGATTTTGCCTGTCGTCCCCGTTGCGCGTTCGCAGAAGAATCCACCTTCTGCCAAGGAAGTTTTCCGCAACCAAGCTGTAGATCGTATTCCCGCGCTCGTCTTTTTGAGCGATCCAACTCATTTTTGGCCTGTGTTTGCTGGCATCATCCAAAACACGCGTCACCCACTCCGAAAGCGGCAACCCAGCGGCACGGGACGTCTCGACCCATCGGCCCTTGGTCTCCATCGGCACGCGGATATGTAGATGACCGTCTGCGGGACGGTCGCCCTTCTGGCGGATCGAGTGGCCTTTTCGGAAGGTGCCGTTTTTGCGGTGGGTGGTGCTCATTTCCGCTCTCACTTGCTGAAACCTTGCGTTGCCTTTTGGTATCCGCCCAGAGCCTGAATCATTCTGAAAACGTCAGGCACATTTCCGTTGAAAATTCCCCCTGTCGCATTGATCAGGTATGCAACCCACTTTTCTTGCCGAACAGCGTGCTCTTTTTCAGCCGCAACACGAGCCGCTGAAACCTTGGCATCATCAGCAACCCGGGCTTCGGCCCGGATCAAAGCCGAAGACTTTCCAGAAGCCTTAGCCGCGCACACGACTCCGAAATAAACCACCTCACCGGATTCAGTCTCAAAAGCAACCGTTGCCTTGAGTTCAGACCTTCCGCAGCAATCGCAGGAATTCACCGAGTCATCAGTTCCCAGGCACTTGATCAATTTCGCGTTCGTCATGCCGTGACAATGCGACATTCCGCGCCATACGTCAACACATATGCAAAAGACTTTTTACTCACCTGCGTAGTCGACCAGCGCCACCGGCAACATGAACGCGTCGGTTGTCACTCGCTCAATTGCGCGGCTGATATCCGTAGACGCAGTGCAGACAGTGCCAGACCTCAGCGCACCAAACACGGTAACCGTGCCCAATTCCGGCATCTCAACAGTGCCCTGCATCGGCAGGATTTCGCATGTGCTGGTCGTCTGCGTGATGGTCTCCACAAGCCACTCCTGCCCTGACGCCAGCGGGTAGGCCGTCAACCCTGCACAATCGGATCCAGCGCCGGCGGCGACGACCGTTGCGCGATCGAAAACCTCAGTCGTGGTGACCGTGAACAACATCTCGCCGTCCGCGTTGAACTGCCCACGCCAACCTTCAGGGATTGCGTTTTCTGCGTCTGGGTCAACCAAGTCTAGCCAGTAGTCGTCCTGTTGGACAAACTGCTCAAATGCGAAGGCCGCACCGCTGCAGACATAAGCGCCACCACTGGTTTCATAGCCGACACGATTGACCGCACTCGCGTTGATTGCAGTCGCTCTTGGGCTTGATACCGTAGTCGGGATCGTAGTTGGAACGTCAACGCTCGCATACCAACCCGTGCCGGTCGGGCTTGAGCAATCCGCAGCCGTGCCGATTGAGTTGGTAGCGTTTCTGGTCTGGAATGACGAGTACGTGTCCGAGCGGCTTTCTGCTTCGAACTTCATCGGCAGCATGACCCTGACGCGGGTCAACAGGTTGACTGCCGTCGCGAACTGGTTCCAAATTTCCGCGCTGATCAGCGTGTTCGGCCACGGACCAAAGCTTTGCGGTGAATCGCTGCGCGTGTCTTTGGTTCTCGTGTACCCTGTGGCCTCAGATGCCAGTGGGCTAATCCATTGGCCTTGGAACGCGTCGAAACATAGGTTGGTAAACGTGTAGTCATACCATGACGAGATCCCGGACGAGCATGCGTATTCCTCGGACGTTTTGGCGTCGATGTAGCCTTCACACATGGCGCGGAGGTAAAGCTCGGCCTGGGTCAACGTGTCGTGCAATAGAGGCGTGTCTACGCTGTTCTGCGCGTCGTTGCCGTCCAGATACGGAAGCGGCATGAGCTTGGTCATGACAATCGTCGGGAACACTGTTCCGAATGGATTGTCAGCCAGCGAGTCAACGCCTGACCCGACCGCAGAGTCACCCGGCTTGCCAGCGATTGCGTTTTGCCCGGTGTTCGCGAAAACCAGATACTCGCGAATGGCGTTCTCGGTCGATCTGTAAGCTTCGGCGCGCAGCGCGGTGACATCCCACGTGGTCACGTCGCGGTCAATGGAGGACACGGCATCGTCCGAGTAATGCAGTCGGCCTTTGAGCGTGACCTTGACCACGCCGACGCCGTTCTCGGTCAGTTCCTCGGCGCTCTCGACCTCGATGTCGGGCTCGTAGATGCGGCACGACTTGTAGCGGTCCACGTCGCCCACGGAGTTGTTCACGCCCTTTGCGTAGCGGTAGCCAGGTGCGCCTTCCGGGCTGAGACTTAGCGTCTGACCGTAATCGAAGTGCTGCTGCAGATCGGACGGGTATGTTGGATGGTAGAAGTGACAGCGGTCGCTGAAGGTGTAGTAGTCAGAAAACGCCGACGGTTTCCAGATGCTGCTTTCGCTCGGGTGATAAGCTTTAAACTGAAAGCCCATCATCCACTCATTTGTGTAACCACGAGGCTCTGCCGTGTGCGCGATGCCACCAACACCATTGACCGGCGCGATGCCCGCGAACGTGTCAGCGCGGATGGTGTTTTGGCGCACGAACCACAGAACCGACTTGCCGTCCTCGAGGGCGTACCCGATCAGCTGATTGCGCGAGAGAATGCGGACGCATTGGGACATCCTGCGGAACGCGTCGTAGACCGCATTGGAGTTGATCACCGCGTCCTCAAATGGAAGGCCGGGACCGGGGACAATGCAGCCATATGCCTTGTATCCGTCCCATATTTCCTTCGCCGCCTCCTCCTCCAGACCGCTTCCGTGGACGGTGCCGGTTTTTGCTGACGCTACACGGAGCAAGATGTAGGCGTCCGAAGCGTTGGGTTTGTACGGGTACAGTTCTGTGGTCTGGACGGTCAGCGTGCCAGTGCCACCAACAAAGCGCAGAGGAGCCGCAAGGCGCGCTCTGATTGCTGTCGGGGTGGCTGGACTAGGGAGCCAGTAGATTGCCTCCGCTACGCCACTAACAGGCGCAGCGCTGACGGTTGCCAAGACGTTGTTGGCGTCGTCTAGAATCTCGACCGTGACCGGATCCGCAACATTGTCGGCGCGGATGTAGACCGCATCCATGACGTAGCCACTGGCGAACGCGTGGCCGGTGCCTGATACGGTCCCGCTTGCCTGATTGGTCGTCCAGGTGAAGGTCGGGTACGTCGCCGTGATCTCGTTGCCGACCTGCTGCCCGCGGTTGGGCGCAAGACTGTACTGCCGCGTAAGGAACCGTTGGAAATCGAACGCGTTCTTGTTCCATCCGCGCTCACGCTGCGCCTCGGTGCCGCGGAAATCTTTGGTGTACCGGTCAACGGCGCGGTCTAGCTGCCCGCCAACGTCCCGCTTAAGCGATCCGCCTCCGGTGTACGGTCCCTCGATCCACTCGCTGCGCCTGTAGTAGTCCGTGTCACCGTTGTTGAGTACGACGACGAACAAGTCCGACAAGCGCAGGATGTATCCGACGTGCGTGGGTTCCTCGGGACAAGATCCGGGGTAGGTGACTACCGATCCGTCGACTAGGCTCGTGAATTTGTACTCGTAGTTGACCGGCGTGAATCCGTCCGCCGGATCGCATGGCGTCGCGCCAATCTCTGGGATCGGCTGGAAGCCTCCGTAGCTGTTGCCGTAGGGAGAACGGACGCTGTACGCAATCCGCATGTGCAGCCGCGCAGCGTCCAGCGCAGGTGATGCAATGGCGCCAGTGTCAGGGTCGATCGCTCCGCGCTGGAGCTGACCGAGCGTCCAATAGTCCGCGAGCGTTGCAGGTGCAGCGCCGTTGACAAGGAAGGCGACGGTCTCAATGCGGTCAGTCTCGTTGTCGATGTCCGCGCTCTGGTTGCCGAAGACAAAAGCGCCTAGCGGATTGGAGACGTTGACACCTTCAGGCGTGCCAGCGAATGAGTTTGGCCATTGGCCATCCTGTGGCTCCAAACTCTGGTACTGCTCGAAGAATTCGCCCTGGCTGGGAAACAGAAAGCCGCCGTCAGAGTTGCGAATCTGACGTGCGGCCTGAAACAGATAGTACGGAATCCGGTAGGTTGCGTCACCAAGACCAGACCGGATCCGCGAGTTGAAGGCGTCCGCAAGCGATGCCAATTGACGCGAGGTTATCGCGTCGCCTGGCTCAACCGTTTCCGCTCGCGTGAATGTGATCGGCATCGATCACTTCTCAACGATGGCGTAAAAGAGACTCGGCGTTCCCGAGGATGCGATTGCGTAAATTGTGGTTCCTGATGGAACGACAAGAAAGCATTCATCTCCTGGAGCCAGAACAGTGACAGGGGTTCCCGAAACCGGAGTTGACCTGTCAATGCTGATTGTCACAGTGCTTGGGCTCACCTCCATGTTCATCATGTAAATTCGATACGGCGCAACAACGGAGCCCAGAGGGATAGCTGATGTCGTGGTGCTGGTTGCGTGCGTGCCGGAAATCATGTCAGCCCCGGTCATGTCATACGACGCTGACGCAGGTCCGGTTGCTCCGACGGTGTTGATTGATGCCCCGCCTTTTGAAGCGGACATCGACATGCTGATCGTGATCTCGTTTGCCATAAATTATCCCCATCTTGGAACGCTGCCTGAACCGTTTCCGCGAGCCGAAGGTTTGACCGCCATCGTGACGCCATTGGTCGTCGTGCTTACCGAGACGCTGGCACTGTCACGCGGTTGGATCGTGCGCAAGTACTCAACCAGTTGGTTGAACGCTCGGCGAAGCTCAGGCTCTAGACCCTGCTCGGAAACTTTGTTTGGAATCCTCATTGGATCAGTCGGTAAATGCCTTGCAGAGCGGATCCTTCAGGCCATGCGTTCCAGCTACCAAAGCGCCACCCGAGGTTTTCGGTGACCTTAAGCGCGCTTCGTTCCCGCTGATAGCTGAAGTCTTGGCGCGACAAATACCAACCCCAGACAAAGCCCTCAGGTAGAGTCTCGGCAGGATCCAGTGGGATGCGTTCGGACAGTGGTGAAATGATGCCAAAGTCACGCAGCAACGCCGCCCGCGTGTAGACCAGGCCCTGCGTAACAACCCGGTGAGGCGTTCCGGTGTAGGTCAGCGAATACGTGCGGTTGCGATTCAGCACCGGCATTCCACGCGGATAAGTGTCGATCCCTTGGGATAGCAGATTGTAGATGTACCAACCGACAGGGTATTGGGTCTGATCGAGCGGGTAGGTCTCGCCTCCGCGTGCCGCCTCCTCGATGTCTGATCGGTACTGCGCCTTGCTGACGTAGCCTTGGGCCTCCTCAACGGCGCGGTCCATCGAGAACAGGCTTACCTGATACTCCTCCTGTGAGATCGACCAAGTGTCGAAAGTGGTCTCAGCCGCTGCCGGTTGCGTTGGGTCACGGACAAAAGAGGCAACAAGGCGCGAGACCGGACCGCTGTTGTCGACCGTCGTCCTGGCTCCAGCCGCCTGCATGTCTGCGGCCTGCGTCGCAATGCCTGCGGCAGTCCCTTCGTAGGTGTATTCCCACGTGTTTCCGTTCCCTTGGTCAAAGACCGGGCGCGTCGAGACCAGCGTGATGCCGGATGCGACAAACGATGGCGAGCCTTGAGTGTATGCGCTCATTGATCGACGTTTTTAGCGAGGATCTCGAAGGTTCTGATGTTGGCTCGCGCAGCCTCAAGAATTAGTGCGTTTTGGTCTTGAGGCATTGGATTGGCGCGATTCCCAGGCAGCGGCAACGCAGAATATTTACGCCCTTCCTCAGACTGCATTCCCAGCAGGCTCATTGATTCCAGTTCCAACCGCTTCCTGAAGTCGATTTCACCGCGTGAGTACATGCCGCCAATTTCGTTTTGGCGCTCTCTGTTCTGACTGTTGAACATGTTGAGCACTCCGGTAGCACCTTGAGCCAAGGTCGCCATAAGCGGAGCGCCTGCAATCTTCATCTGCCGAATTGCCTCCTCTTGCTTTTTGATCGCGCTGTCGATGGCGTCGAGCTGCTCTTGATCAATAAGCTTGATGGGACCGAGCCTCTGAAGCTCTTCCATCGTTAGCTTCAATCCAGTCACCTTTTTCCCAACCAACTCAAACGCTGCCGCATTCTCCTGCGCTCCGCGTGAGGATGCGTCGATTGCAGCTTTGAGGATTTCAATCCCGGATCCTTTTGATGGATCAATCCCAAGCAGCGCAAAGATTCCAACCGCACGCTTATCTCCGGTCATTGCCTGCGCTCGCATCTGCTCGATGCGCTGGAACGCGGTGACGACGCTTCCAAAGTTTTGCCCAGCTTCTGCTGATGCCTTCTGCAATCGCTGCACCTCGTCCGTCGACACGCCGAGCAATTCGGACATGTCCTTGATTTCGTCGACGATGTTCTTGAGGTCGCCGAAATAGGACTTTGCTGCCGACACCGTGAACATGCCAGCAAGCGCGCCTTTGATGCTATCGTTCTCACGCTTCAGGCTTTCCGAGATGCCCTTGCCGAGACCGGACGCGGACGATTGCGCACGGCTAATTCCGGCCTGAAAGTCCGTCGTGTCGAGGCCGAGCTTGGCGAGAAATGTGAAAATGGCCATGTCAGTTCCTCAATGAATACTCCTCGCACAAGCGCAGGTAGTCGCGTTGCCGATCGCTTACGAACTCGACCGCACCGCTTGCTTCAAGCCTTGCGGCCACAATCAGCGACAACGTCCGCAAAGGCATCACCAAGGCGTCTTGATAGCTGATACCTGCCTCCAATGCCTGCGACAGCCTATTGAGCCACCACGGGGCGGCTAGCTCGGTCTTTCGGCCTTTGCTGTCTGTGGTCCAGGTTTCGGGAAGTTGGATTTGAAACCTCAGCCAATCCATGAACCGTTCCGCGTCGCCGTTTGGTGTCCAGAACTTGCCCCAGAGCTTGAACACCAGCGGGCACCATCGCGAAGACAACAAATCTCGCGATTTGCCAGCAGGCCACGCGCAAATGAACGCAGCCAGCGCAACGTCCCCAATGGTGACCAGTCCACCAGTCACCACAGGGGAATCAACCTCAGCGAGCAGCAGCACATGGGCCAGCGTCACGGGCTCGCGCAAAGTAAGCCCGAGAACGCGTGTCGACTGGATGGCTGTTGCCCAGTCCATTAGATCACGATTGCAGCGCCACCAACGATGCCAGGGTAACGTCGCAGGGTAACGCTGCCGGTGCTGGTGCCGGTCGACGTGCGGCGGATGGTCATCCCAGGCATTGGATGCCATCGACTGGTCTCTGGAGCGGATCCGCCAGCGACATTGATGGCATCAGTGAAAGATCCCATCGAACGAACCGGCGCGCCTGAAATCACGATCGTCGAACCCGGCGGAAAACCGCGCTCCGCAAGCGCAAGATTTGCCTCGCTCGATCCAACGAAAACCAAATCGCACGACATTTCGAGATACTCGCCGTGAACGGTGTGGGAATCGTAGTCGCCGTTGCCGAGACGCGTGTTTGAGGTCTCGTAGTTATGCGTCAGCGTGAATCCGTCGACCGTGGGCATGACAAACCCAGCGCCGAGCGATGTATTGCTGGCGTTGTACACGGTGAAGCTGACAGGCGTCCTTGATCCTGCTGTTCCTCCGTATGTGCCGAATCCGTTAGCTGCACCCTGCGTTTGTGAGGCCATGTGTATCCTTTAGCTGATGTCGGACGGCGCTGCCGTCAGTTGAAACTCAAATCGAGTGACCCACTTGCGACCCATCTGGTCGAAGCTTTGATTCACGTTCCCACGACCGAATGCCGTGAAACCAGAATACGCACTCAGATCCGAAATGAATGAGTCGCCGTGAATCCAATCCGCGACCTCAGCCACGGATTGCAGATGATCATCCGGCGTGCTGTCGTCCGCTTGGTGCCTGACCTCGACAGAGACGGACACCTCAAAGTTTGCAATCTGCGGAGTGATCTGTGATGCCGTGCCGGCGTTGGCGATGATCGAAGGAAGAGGATTGCTGGCAGGCGATGCCGTTTCGTCGTCGTCCAGCGGTCCCCGCGAAATCCCGGCGCGAATAGACGCTGGCCACGTCCAAGCCTTCGCCTCCATTGCGTCGCGAAACGCAAACATGGTCTTGCTCAGGATGCTCACAGGTTAATCCCCTCCAGAAATGATTTAATCGCCTCTTCGCGAGTGATGAAAACGCCATCCAAAAGGCCAAGTCTGACACCCTGCTTTCCGCTAACGGCGCGACCGTCAAACACGTCAACGTCAACGTTGTCCCGGTAGGTCGTGACCCATTCCGCAAAGTCGCTCCCGACCTCGGAAACCATTGACTGGAAATGCGCTGCTTCAGTCTCCGACAATGCAGTGCCCGGATAACCTGCGGCCTTTAGCTCACCGCTGCGGAAGACCTGCACCTTGATGCCGGACTGATCCAGCATTGCGCTGTAATCGTAGAACGCGAGGACGCAGCCAACGGATCCAACCACCGAGGACGGCGTGGCATAGATCACGTCCGCGCTCGCAGTGATCCAATAGGCAGCGCTGCAAAGCTCGCCCTCCGTCCACACCATGAGAGGCTTGGAAATGCGCGCAATACGCTCGGCGGCTTCAGGCGTGCCGTTGACGGTTCCGCCTGGGCTGTCCATCTCGACAATGATGGCAGTCACGTTGGCGTCTGCGTCCGCCTCTTCGATCTCTTCAGCAAGCTCGTCCAGATCGCAGCATCCAAACCAGCCGTCGACGTTGAGCGCCAAAACGCCACGGGCTTTGATCACGGCAACGGACATCTCCATGCCCGTCATTTCATCCTCGAACTCAATCAATTCGTAGGGAGGCGTGGAAATCGGCTCGTCTTGGCATTTCTTTGGGCGCAGGGCCTCAACAGCCTCGGACGTGACCTCTGGGCGAATCGCAAAAATCTTGTGTTGGCTCACGGTGTTACCTCCTGCGTCTGATCGGTTGGCGTTTGAGCCGTACCAGAGTTCGTATTGATCGCCTTCACTTCGTCAGTTGAAATGCCGGCCTCAGCGCACTTTTCGCGGAACCGAATGGCGAAAGCGATTTGCTGATCCATCACATGCTCCCAGTCGTTGCCAATTTGCGCGGCCTCGATCTGCGGCGAAGACAACCCGCGTTCCATGCGGATCTCGGAGACCTGTGCGGCGTATTTGGCGTCTGCCGTGATGTTGGCAGCGCCCTGATAGCGCCACCGGTACCAATCATCAGACGGAGGCAGGATCCCTTCCTTGATAGCCTTGGCGATGCGCCACGAGTCAACCGAACGAGCCAACGGAAACAGGCATTGGCTGCGCATCATGCCGACGTGACGGTTGATACGTTCAACCACAACACGCATGGCAGCGCCACCAACCTTAGACGGATCCAGGAAGTAGTCGATTGACCATCCCATCCCTGCCATGGCCTGACGGATGATGGAATCCGCAAACTGCTGCTGCGCGGGTGTGGGCCGGTCAGCCTTGAGCGCCTCCAGCTTGCCTCCGGTTCCGCTGCGGAAATACTGGATCTCGCCGCCACGCATTGAGTGCATGGCGAGATTTGCGTCTGGGTTAGTCTCGGTCGAATCCTCGCCGAGCAGGCTTTCCGCAGTCGCCGGCGGAAGTCCGGTTTCGTTGGTCTCAGCCAAGACGATCGACGCCGCAAGCTTCTGCGCGATCAACTCAAAGCGCCGAACCTCGTCGACATCCTGAAAGTCCGTCATGGCGCATCCAAGTGCCGAGAATCCGCGCACCTGGTCGGCGTACCGAGGCAGGAAGCGCACCTTCATATCGACGGCGCTGATGTCTTGATACGTCGTCCTCGCGTCGTCGTAGACCCGATAAGCAAGCGGTCGGCCCACGTCATTGACGATGACGCCGTCAACGATTCGATAGCCTTCCCAAGGCGAGTCGGAGCCAGCGGTTCCAACTCCATTGTCTCGGATGCGATGCGCCGGGATCGTCTGCAAAAGAGGGTATCCACCAGCGCCCTCGGTAAAGATAACGCCTACGTCTCCGTCGCGGATGATGTGCAGCATCCACAGGCGTTGCAAAGTCTGCATCGGGTACAGGTCCCCGCGCACGTCGCAGAGTCGGTCGTGATCCTCCAGCCATTGTTCCGCCAGCATCCCCCACTCGGAGTCAGACCCGGCAAATTGCGGCGTGAGTTCGCCAGACACAATTGCGGCCTGATCGTCGACGGATCCAGCCACCAAGGAGTTGTTGGCGTACAACCAGCGCCCCATTGACATCAGCAACAGGCGATCGGTGCCGCTGTACAGGTTGGCCGAGTCGCGATCGAATCCAGTGCGAGCCCTGCGTTGCTGCGAGCCAATGGCGGCAGTGCTGATCCGGGTCGGCATAAGCCGCCCGAACTGGTCAAAGAGTCTGACGGGTTGCGTGGCCATTAGACAGCAGTGCCCATGACCGCCACCGATCTAGTCGGAGGAATCTGGGAAAGCGGATACAGATCCGGGTTGATGGCGAACAGTGCCTTTTGCACCAAGACAAACCGCTGGAATGGTCCCATCTGGATGATGGATGACGCCTGAACGTCGCCAGCGGACGAGGACTGCAATTGCGATCCAGACAGCATCTCAGTCTGGATGCTCCTGCGAGCAGCCAGCAACTCCGCCTCAGTCAGTCCGACGAACGGGTTGAACGCCACACCTTGATGGCTAACCGCAACACCGCTACGCGACGCCCTTTGCCATTGCAGCGAAAACTTGCATCCGTGCCACGTCCCATGCGTGGGGCTCACATCCAACTTGCTCCCACGTTTCCGGTTCCCCGGGCTTCCTTCGGATCTTCATCATGCTGTTGAGTTGGTCCGTGTAGTCCTGTTCTGCCTTTGTCATTGGCTCGACCTTGGGCTCAACCCATAGCCCAGAGTCACGCAGCGCTTGCAGACGGTCAGCGGTAGATGGTTTGGAGATGAAAAAGGCCAAAGCCTTTTTACCTTTGCTGGTCAGTCCATTGGAGTCCGGGTCGCCCCACCAGGACAGGCTCCACGGTTTCTCCACCCACGTCGGCGCTTTACCAGGCTCGGCAACCTTATGCTTCCACGCCCTGCGAGCATCACCGCGAATGCACACCCAATCGTAATTGGCCGCCCACGTATAAACCATGCGAGCATTCCAAGCCGCATCGATGATCACGCATCGCGGCTTGATGTTCATCGCGATTCTCAACGCCTCAATCTCCTCTGGCGTTTTGACCTGCCCCCAATGTAGTCGGCGGCTTTCTCCAGTCTTTGACCAAGCCCTAGCCATGACGTGGAAGTGACCGTGCTGCGTGTCGACCGCCATGAACCGGAAAGCCTCGTCTGGCCATTCCTCCGAAGCTGACATTTCGACGCGTTGCAACGGGTTTTCCGATTCGGCAACGGTCCGCTCGTTGGCGAACTCCGCCAGCTGCTTCTGGGTGAAGTCTACCAGAGGCTTCCAGTTGCCACGCTTGGATTGAACGCGGGCAGCGAGAAACAAAGCGACCAGATCACGCCACTGAGCGCAGATGACATCGTTCCAGTGGTATGAATGCGACTCCGAGGACCCGCCCTCAACACGAGCGTATCGACCCAAGGCATTCCATCGGCCCTGCGTCTGCTTGCACTCTTTGTGCTCGTGCTCGCAGAACTGGCAGACGTAACGCGTCGACGCTTTGGCGCCCTCGATGTCGTAGGATCCGTCTGCCCTTTTGTCGGCTGCAAACACGATTCCGTAGCGGCTGCCGTCGTCGTGCTTGCCCGAAAAAACAGGTCGCTGATAGACGCCGCATGCGTCGCACGGCACTTCCCACTCATGCACGGTCCCGGCTGTGTATTGCTGCCACCATTCCCCGCCAGTCTCTCCGCCTTGAGAGATGCCGAGGAACTTGTCGGACTGATTGCGCCTGAAGTCTCCAAGACGCGTCTTTGCCTGGCCAAGTCGCCCATGTGGCCAAAGCCAAAGCTCGTCGCCAATCAGGTAGCGATAGCCCCGCGCTTGCAGATTGCCGAATGCTGGACCCTTTACGTGAACCGGGTACCCATTGGCCAATTGGATCTCGGTCGATCGATCCTTGTGCCGGTTTTCGGGGAGTAGCGACTGGACGGCCTCGCACGCGTGCAGAATTGGCATCAGGCGCGTTTCGCAATGCAGTCGGGCTTGATCATCCACGGCGAACACCCAAAGCAACGGACCGGGATCCTGGGCGATTGCCCACGGCGCAAACACGTCCGCGATCAGAGTCTTTCCAGTTCGAGGAGGAGCCAGAATGTTGACCTCTCGCACGCGGTCGGATTTCAGCGAGTCCAACGGAGCAATGAAGTGACGCGAGATTGAAGGATCGAACTTGCCTGAAAACGTCAGCGTTGGAGGAAGCGTGACATTGTCCGCCGCCCATTCCGAGATCGGCCTACGGTCAGGAACCCACTGTATTCTCCGCCACTCTTCTGCCAGATCAATCACGCGCCAGTTATGGCCCCGTCGGCAGCTTGCGCAAGCTTGTCCGCAAGGTGCTTCTCCATCTCAATCCGCTCGTCCCGGAATGCGCGTGTGGCAGCAGCCGTGTAAATGGCGTTGACGCGCTCCAATTGGTTATCGGCGATGCCAATTGACAAATTCATCCACGCTTCCGTCTTAGGACCAGAAAATCCCGGCTTAGCTGTTGAGACCTGAAACTTTGCGCCCCTATGTTTCGCCACGTTTCCGGTTCCCTCAAGCCCGCCGTATTCGCGTACCAGTCGCATGAACGCGGCATTGCCGGAAATCTGCTTACCCTTGGACTTCTTGGTCGAGCCGCCAAATTGCGTAAAATGCCCTTGGAACTTTCTGATGGCCCCAATCAATCCAGACTTCAGATAGCCCACTGAGCCAACCGCCTTGCGTCTGAGCGATGCAGACGCAGTCTTCATCTTTTCACCGTACAGCCCAATTCCGCCAGCCTTGCGATTCCTGGCTTGGGCGATCAGATGAACGCGCCGAAGCTGCCGCGCTCTGCCTACGGCTTTGCCGGTCTTTTTGTCCATGCGCCTGTCGCCGATGGTCTGCTGCATGTACGTCCTGATTTCATCCCGCTTCTGCTGCACACGATGCGGAGGGATCAGAACAAACATCCGCATCAAAAGAAATGCCATGCGCGCATTTACAGCCACGGACATTTCGCGACTGGTCGTCACCAGCCAGCGCTTCATCACCTCGTTGAACCTCTCCGTCTCAATTGTGAGTTCGGCTCTCACGCGTTGGCATCAGCACACATCAGGATGATGTACACGTTGTCAGGCGAAAACGCAGTCTTGACGATTCTGCGGGTAGATCCCTGATAGACGATTGTCTTGCCCGTCACCGGAGTCGGCCGGTCGTTATCCATGGTGTAGAGTTCGGAATCCATAGTGATCAATGTCGAGTCGACCGTCAGGAACTCTTCGCGATCGACAAACAGCGTCAGCGACACCGTCATGTCGTAGCCGCCATCGGCCACGATTGATCCAACGCCGAGCGTATTAGGCACACACGGAACCGGCAGCGACTTCCAAATAAAAGTCGGCGACTCCAGAAGCGTTCGCAGGCTCGAAAGACCTGCCCTTGTCATGTTGGCAATGCTCATCGCATCAGCTTGTAAACCGCTTCCTTTTCGGCCATCGAAAACCACTCAGGCACGACGCCGGAATCTGCGGCGTCGACAAGCTCCTGGGCGGTCGCCCTAGCGGATCTTCCCAAGAATTGAGTCGAGGGCTTCGAGGGCTCGGACTGCGTTGGTTCCGCTGGATTCCTGGGCGAGGCTTCCGACGCTTGCTCCTTGCTGCTTTTCGGTTTGGCTGGCTCGGAAGTTTGCGAGTTGCGACCGAGACGTGAAGAGCGTGGAAGCCGAGACGATCGTGCTGACCTTGGTAATCTGTCCATCTGGTGCCTTTCGTTCGTCGATCTGGGTCGTCTTAAATCTAGCGCAACCAACCATGGCCAACGCTGCAATCAGTGCAATGCGTTTCATTTCTTGATGATCTCGGTGTTTCCGGTGCGACGCTTAACGTCGTCCGCTGCGCCTTTGACGCCCTGATGGATGCCGGTTGCGCCGAGGCCAGCGACAAAGCCAGACACCACGTTGAGCGCATCCCAGCCGCACAACGCGGGCACCAGCACAGCGCCAGCGATCGCAGCTAGCGTCGGGATGTAGGCGTTTGGAAACTTCGGCCAAGACTTGGCCAAAGCTCCAAGCCCTAGGCTTGCCGTGGTCGCCAGCGGTATAGCTTCAGCGAGTGTCATATTTTGCGATTCCGGTTTTTGCTTCGATCTTGATCAGTCGGCGTTCGTGGTCCTCAAGCCGAGTGTTGAACGACTCCAGCTTGCGCTCAATGCTGGCGATGCTCCGCTTGATCTCAGACAAGTGGTTGAAGGTTGCCGCCAGCCAAAACCCTCCAAATCCGACTCCAATCAGGATTGCCCACAGCAATCGCAGAGGCAGGTTTACGCGTGTTGTTTCGTCAATTTGCGGCTTACTCATGATGTTGGTTTTTCGCAATTGCGTAGAGACTACGACGCGGCCCAGTAATCCACCCAGTTTGATTGAGGTGTAACGCCAGGCACAGCATTGGTCTTAAGCCAGTCGGCAACCCGAACGCCGATCTGCCGATGGCCTTCAGCGTTGTAGTGCTGGTTGCCTGTAGTGTAGACCAAAGCATTCATGTCGGCGATATAGCCAGCCGTCACGTCATCGGCGAACTGCTGCCAATGGTTCAGGTATTTGGCTCGGGTTGACCCGATGCCGCTAATTGCCTGAGAGACGGTCACGGCAGCTTGCTGCGCGGTGCGAAGCGTCGCGTTGGTTGAGTCCGGTGATCCTGGCGTTTCGGTTGGCAGGAACTGGGTGGACATGATGACCACCTGCTTCACGCCCCGCGTGTAGTCGTCCGAGATTCGGGACCACCCGGCAGCCCCGGAAGCGTGTCGGCGTTTGATCCAGACCGCGCCGTTGGTAGTCGCTCCTGCCGGTTTCACGGACGCGATTGCGCCAGTCACTCGCGCAGGCTGGCCGTAGGAGGTCGGTATTGCCGCGTCAGCAATCCCGCCTGTGGTTGATCCATCCGCCACGACCCAATATCTGGTTCCGATCGGGATCAGGGTTTGGCCAGCGTCTACCGTTGGCAAAGATCCCTCAGCAGACACGACGCCCTCGACACGGTTCAGGAGGCATCGGATGATTGCCTCAATGTTAGCCTGCGTAGTCGCGGTCGTGATGCTGTTTCCGGGGTCGTTTACTCCGATCATCACGAAGGCAATTTCCGGCACGTTGTAGATCGGCCATTCATCGCTTCCTCCGTCGCGCCACTGAAACGCGGAATGAATCCGGTTTAGGCATTGGGTGGAAGTGTTGCCGGATGCTCCAAGATTGCGGAACAAAAGCGTTTCGAGACCGTATTGAGTCCGCATTTCACGCTGAGCAGCGCCTGGCCAAAACTCGACTCCCAAGACACCGTTTGTGTTATTGTGCGTGATGCTGTCGCCAAACGCAACAGCTCGAACCTTTGGGTAAATAATTGGATCCATAGATCAAACTCCCACCACGGTGCATTTCACTCCTGTTGCTGATGCGCGATGCAGGTAAAAATTTGCACTGCTCGAAAAATGATTACCAGCAATGGGCAGTGTAAACTGGAATGTTCTGCTTTCACCAGCGGCTAGGCTAAAGACGTAGTAATCGACAGCGTTTAACCTCCATGTGATCGTAATTGCAGACCCTGTAGTGTTATAGTATGTCGCCTCCAAAATGCCCCGTGGCGTTCTATATGCGCCACTAAATCCAGACGCAACAATTGCAGTGTTGGTGGTGGCAACGTCGTATGGATTGGAACGTATCGCAAAGTTCTGCGGCTCCCTATATCCGGCAGCCTTTTCAAGGAGAAGCCCCATTACGTATGTGGCGTTTGCGCTTGAAGTAAAGACGCGATGGTCAATCTCAAAATGGTGGAGTCCATCACACAGGTCTCGCGTTACAACTACTCCGTAAGATCCCGATGGGTCTGATTGTCTTGCCTGAGCATAAGGATTCCAAGCCTGCTTTGGAATTTCATACCCCACACGATCAATCATCACGCCAAAATCAGAATGCACGTTTGGGCTAATCGCTGACGTAGTTGATGGGTCAAAACGAACTCCGAACGATCTGCCGCGAAAATATCCAGAGAAACCGTAGTTTGTTCCAAATCCATTGGCCACAGATTCCATGAAAATGTATGTGCCTGATTTGTCCGCGTTCATGGCGGCAAACGGATTCGAGGTCGGAAGCAACCCTGCACCATCTTGCGCATATGTCCACGGAACAAACACAAGCTCTCCAGCCGCAAGCTCTGTGCGAATGCGGCCGTTTCCAATTCCATCCTTTCGGATGGCCGTTCTTACGTTTGGATCAACTGCGGATGAAAGTGCACTCATGCGATTGTGATTGCGGGTTGTGCTGTTACATTCCCCTCAGCATCTCTAGTTACAGTTGTTTGGGTGGCTGTTTTGCCGCTGTTGGAATGAGTAACTGTATACGCATCGATAGTCAGAAAAGTTGCGTTCTTCGTGGTTCGCGTGAACGTGCCCGTGCTGCCGTCAGGCCACGACACGGTGCCGGTTGTAATCACGCCGTCGGAATCGCGGGTTGCTGATGTCAGTGTATACGCTTCCGACGCAACCCAACCAATCAATGTCGAATCCTCATCCTGAACCGAGGACACGGTCTGGATTGTTACGGGAAGCGTTACTGGCGATTGAGAAAAAGAGAGCCCGAGACCGCCGTATGTCACGCTGACATTTACGTCGCTCATAGGTTAGTCGGCCCGTCTGCTAGTTTAATCAGATAGGTCTTGGTTGCGGATTTGTTTACCGACGAACCCCAAAAAAAGAAGTCAATGTAGTAAGTGCCCTCGTCAAGCAACCCGGTTGTTGCGCTAGGAATAGTGATTGTTGACGATGCTGATCCGTCCCCAGAAACAGATGCGGAGACGGTCCCACTGTCCCAAATCAGCCTGTCATCATACGTCCTAAGCTGACCCTTAAGCATTAATCCAGACCAGCTTACTGAAGCAGACGCGGCAAATGAAAACGCAAACGAGATGTCCTCGTAGCGCTTTTTGTAGATTGGGTTTGCTGAATCTACGCTTTGGCCTTTGGTCGTCATGCTCATGGTTGGACAATCATCCAAGCAAAGGTTGAGTTGTCGCCTCCGTTGCTGCTGTTGACCAAAAAGCTTACTCCGTTGCTTCTGGAAATAACATGCAAATATCCGTGAGCGCCAGATACTGACTGAGTCGTCAAAAAGATTCGACTGGTTGCGGTTATGCTTGAGTTCGTGACGGTTGCCGCGCCGGATGACAATGTTGCCGTTCCGGTGATTATTGAACCAGGAAGGTTTGAAAACTCAACCGTTCCTTCGGTGCTGTTGGAAAGCCTCAGGACGTATCCGTTGCTGACCGTCCCAGCGGTGACTCCAGGCGTGATCAAATTGAGGTTTGTGACACCTCTGAGCGTTGTGATTCCGCCATCAAGGAACAATGTCTGAACCCCTCCAATGTCGGTGTTGATGCCATCGAGGTTGAGTTGATTTACATCATCAAGCTCAAAGCTGTTGGTCAGGTTGCCATCAAGTACAACCGAACCAGAAAGCACAACATTGGTCCCAATCTTTGTGACTCCGTTGGTGTAGACCGAAGCCCACAACGTCGCAAAGTTGGTGTTTGATTTCAGCCCAAAGGTCCGAAGCGAGTCTCCGGTTCCGTCGTTTGCAGTCGTTCCGGTATTGATAACTGCACGCGTTTGGCCAAACAGGCACAACGGGAAAAGCAAAACCAGCAAGAGTCTGTTCATAGGAATGAAAAGGGCCGATCTGGATAAGCAGACCGGCCCAGTGTGACCAATGAGCGGTAAGGGCCGAGCGGTAAGATTACGTATCCAGGCGGATGCCAGCAGTAATCGCGGTCAGATCGCCAGTCGTCGCCGACATCGCGATGTTGACCCGAACGTAGCGGCGAACCGTGGACGGCAGGCGCCAGCGACGCGTGGTCGCGGCGGTAGCATTGGAAGCGCCAGTGAGCACCAGCGTCGCAAGCTGCGAGACGGCAGCGAAGGAGCTGTTGTCAGCGCTGTCGTTGATCGTAAACGTGATGGTCTGACCAGTCGCGCAGGTGGTCGCCGGAACAGCGATCACAAGTTCGGACTGCTCACCAACGTATTCAGGCAGCGCCACACCCAGGTCAATCGACGAGGAGTTGGCATTGGTGTTTTGGGCGGGCAGCGCACGGCTGACCGTAAGGAGTGCGTCCTGAGTTTGACGAGGCATGGTATTGGTTCCTTTCGGGCAGTTGCGTTATTCGATCGCGTCCGTGATGCCGATGTTGTCGGACAGCACGATGGGGATTCCGTCCCAGTCCTGCACGCGGCTCGCGATGTTCGGCGTGGTGCGCGCAGCGTTGGGCGCGACACCGGCCTGGCTAAAGATCGTGACCGAGCGGGAGCGGGCAAGCTGGCCGGCAGACCGGCGCGACATGAAGAGCACGTCCGGCGTGTATCCAACCGGGAACTTCTCGATCAGCTGCGAGATCAGCGAGTCGCTCGCGGTCTTGCCGGAATCGGCAGTCACATTGAGGATTCGACCCACGCAGTTGACATTGCCCAACTGGAGTCCGACATGAGCGGTCAGGTCAGCGACCCGGCCACCGTACTTGTTGCCGGAGCCGTCCGTAAGCTGCTGGTCGCGGAACTCGCCGAGCTGAAGCGTGTTTCCGTTGCCGAACACCAAGTGACAGTCCTGAAGGCCGAACTTGACGGCGTAGATCGAGGACGCAGTGCTGGAGGTCGTGCCGGTGGCGTCGACGACGATCGACGACGTGCCGGACGCAGCGGTCTTAGGCGTAAACGCCTTTAGGCCGGAGAAGCCAGCGGTCGACGTGCCATTGAAGATTTGACCACCAAGCGTGATCAGCGCTGAACGCGTAACGCGGCTGGCCTCGATCATTTCCAGATCAGGCAGTCCGAGACCTTCGGAGGCTCGCGAAACAGCAAGGTCGATTTCAACCGCGCCTCGGAAAATGAAGCACTCGGTCAACCGCTGGTCGAAGGTCGACCGGCTGGGCGCAATGCCTTGGTTGGCGGCGGTAAAGCCGGTGGTGGGCAGCGTGGTGGCGACTGCGGTCTTGTACTGCGTGCCCGGAATGACCCGAGACAGGAAGGACATGACCTCAGGCGCGAAGGTCTGATTCTCTTCGATCAGGCCAACCGCCACGTCGTTGCCGGTAAGCTTGGCAACATCGAGCAGGGTATGAACTGGCATCGTGTGTTATTTGGTTAGGGTTTGGCGGACGCGGCGCGGGCGGCCTTGGCGCGCGCCAGCCCCGTAAGGGTAGGGTCGATCGTCTTCTTCACCGGATTGGCCGAGGCGCCAGAATCGGCGGCGGCAGCCGGATGACCGACAGTCCCGAGGATCGCGGCAGCCTGGGCGGACGGACTGGCAGTCAGTCGGCTTGCCTCAAGCTTCAGCGCTTCAGCGGCGGCATTGGCCTGCTCTGCAGTCTTGGCGGCAGCAGACGCAGACGCCTTGGCGGTCTCGACCTCGCCAGTCAGACGCTGGACTTCGGCATTGAGCCGGTCCCGGTCTTGCGAAACGGACGAGAGATCGGAAAGCGCTTTGTCACGCTCGCCAGTGAGTGCCGCGACCTTGGACGCGTGCTGCTCGGCGGATCCGAGAAGCGCGGTGGCGCGGGCAAAAAATTCGCCTACGTTCATCAACCCTATGTTCTAACCGCAACACGGCGTTGATGGTTTGACCGTCAGGCGTTGCGTTTTCGTCGATGCGTCTTTGTGATCCCCGGAGGAAGTCCAAGCTTTTTAACCACTCCAGCAGCCATTCGGCGAATTGCCTGACCAGACATCCCGCACAGTTTGCCGATGTGCTCCAGCGAGTACAGGGTCTCATGCCCAGGCATTCGCAAGACGTAGACCGCAATCATTACGCGAGCTTGGGCAGCCCGACTGTATCGCGCATGAAAGCTTGGCGTGGTAGACAGCAAGACCAGCGATGCAAACGCCCTAGCGCCACGCTCGACGGCTGCGCGCTCAAGCTCGTTGTTCCAGCCTTGCGGTTGCTTCTCGCCTAGGCCGCGCTCTACCTCGTCCAAGTCGAAGTCGACGGATGGCTCGTTCATTTGGGTTTTTCTTCAAACTCAACCGCGCAGGAAGCCAGCACATGACCGATTGCGTCCCAGACCTTGCGCACCTCCTCGCGGATCTCAGCAACGTCCTTGCCGACCATGCGGAGCGGAGCCTGGGATTCGGATTGCGTTCTAGCCTCGGCAATCTTGGACGCGATGCGACCGAAAGCGCCAGCGACCAGTGAGCGCTCGACAAGCGTCCCGGCTTTGCGGTCATTGATCAGCTTGAGCTGCCGGATCTGCTCTTGGAGCTTCTGGTCTTTCAGTGGCCCCATCGTCCCACGTGATCCTGCCGCCTCAAGGGCAGCGCGAGATTGGGCCTCGGTCCAAAGCGGGTGGCCTTCATCTGATTTGCCAGCCGGTGTGACGTTTACCAGAGCAATGCGTAACGCCTCGCGCCCGACCCTTAACAGTCGGCACAGGGACGCAATCGACCTCGGCTTGTCCGGGGTGGCTACTTGGTTTGATTTTGCCATGTTTAGACGGAGGTCGATCTGCAGCGTTCACC